ACAAGAGAAAGAAATCCAAGATGTCCGACATAAAAGTTGATGTTTCCAGCATCACGCCGGAAGCCCAGTACCAACTGGCAAAGGGATGTTTGGAATTTTACTTTTCCATCGTCAGCCAGCCCGGCGGGCGTGAACGGCTGGACGCATGGAAAGCTGAACACCTGAGAAAGGAGACCCGCACATGACCCATGAGGAACAGATTTCTTTGTTTGAAGCACTTGCGCTGAATGGCGCATGGAGCAACGCGGCCTGTACCGGATACTGCCTGCTGGCTATGCAGAGAGCCGGGCTTGACGAAAAGACCATCGAAAAGGTGCTGCATGAACTGCACTGGGCATTCGATGACACCAGCGTTGAACAGGCCGAGAAGATCTATTGCGGCGGGGAGGAGTAAAGATGCAGGAATTGCTGATGTTCATGTACCACCTCACCCCCGATCAGGCGGCGGCTCGTGTCCCGTTGTTCCAGTTCTGGCTGACCGCTTTTGGGGCGGCGCTGCTGATCTGGTTGGATAGCAAGGGCGTGTTCGATGTTTTTGGAGCATGGCTCGGCCGTGTTCTCCGTGATACCGCGGTAGGTGACCTGATCCGCAAGTTTATGTGATTTCGGGCTTGTCCCGGTTGTTTTTCTGAAAGAAAAGGAGATTTCAATGAAGTACGGAAGAAGTTTGCAGGAGCTTGCGATTGAGCTTGACCGGCAGGCCAAGGTCAAAAAGGACTACGTTGCCACAGCGGGTGCTATGCAGATGACCGCCGTCAACGAGAACTTTGACCTCGTGATCGGCAACACCCCGTTCCAGCTGAACGAAAATGCCCACCGTCAGCTGGGATTGCAGTTGAAGATCCCGGCTCCCTACTACGAGCGGATGCGGGCAGAGAACCCCGGCTTGCTGATGGCAAACGTCAATGGCTGGTTCCAGCAGTCCCCGGACACCCGCCGCATGGTTCGCACCCTTGATGGTACCGCCCGCGCCATCCTCTCCGACCGCTACCGCCGTATCGACAACTACGAGGTTGCACAGACGGTCCTGCCGATTATCTCTGAAATGCAGGGAGCCCGCATTGAAAGCTGTGAACTGACCGATACCCGCATGTACATCAAGGTTGTCAATGAGCGCATCCAGACCGAAGTAGTGCCGGGGGACATCGTTCAGGCCGGCATCCTGATTTCCAATTCTGAGGTCGGCATGGGCAGCGTTTCCGTGAAGCCTCTGATTTACCGTCTTGTCTGTACCAATGGCATGGTGGCGGATGTGGGTGTTGGCAAGCGCCATGTTGGCCGCATCAATGAAAGCGTGGATGGCGATTTCGGGATTTTCCGGGATGAGACCATCGAAGCCGACGACCGGGCATTCCTGATGAAGATTGAGGACACCGTCCGGGCGGCGGTCGATGAAGCCCGGTTCAATGCGCTGGTGCAGAAACTCCGGGATGCCAAGGAAGCACCCATTCTCCCGGCGGCGGCTCCCAAGGTGGTTGAGCTTGCGGCCAAGGAGTTCAACATCCGCCAGAACGAGAGCGAGGGCATTCTGGGACATCTTATCGCGGGCGGTGACCTTTCCCTCTATGGTCTGGCAAACGCTGTCACACGGCACGCGCAGGACGTGCAGAGCTACGACCGCAGCACTGAGCTGGAAGCCACCGGCTACAAGATCATCACCATGCAGCCCTCGTTGCTGAAGCGCTGGAATGAGGAGGTGAGCATCGTATGAGTGGCAGACACATGAATGCCCGGCCCAAAAGGCTGACCCGCAAGCAGAAAGAAGCCCTTTCTGCACATGGCTGGGATTCCCGGCAGTACCTTTTCATTCAGGACAGCCCGGATGCCGGCGGCTGGGTTCTGATGAACAAGACCACCGGCCATTATGAAGTATTCAAAAATTGAAAGGAGAGTGCGATATGGCACAGGATACCGCATTGCAGGTCATTGAACTTCAGCAGTTGCCTATCATTGTCGAGCGGCTTCACAGCGTAAAGGCCGACATTGAGCGGCGCACCGCCGAAGCCACCTCGCTGATCTGCACCGAAGAAACCTATAAGAGCGTCAAAGATGCCCGCGCCCAGCTTACCAAGGAATTCAAGGAGTACGAAGCCCAGCGCACGGCCATCAAGAGCAAAATCCTTGAACCCTACAATGCCTTTGAGCAGGTCTACCGGGAGTGCGTGACGGCACCGTTCCAGCAGGCAGATGCCGAACTGAAGCAGAAAATCGCGGATGTGACCTCTGGCATTGTGGCTCAGAAGACGGAAGCGCTCATGGACTACTACGGCGAACTGGTGGAAGCCGCCGACATTGATTGGCTGGATGATCTGACCTACCGCCCGAAAGTCAACATGAGCGACAGCCTGACCTCTTTGAAAAAGCAGGCAAAGGCATTCGTAGACGGCATTGTGGCCGACGTGGCCGCAATCGAGGGCATGGACAACGCCGCCGAGATCATGGTGGAGTACCGCAGCAATTTGGATTTGCCCAACGCCATCAAGACTGTGGGTGACCGGCACAAGGCGCTGGAGGAACAGCGTCGGCGGGAAGAAGAGCGCCGCGCCCGGCAGGCCGAACGGGAAGCCGCTGCCGAAAAAGCCCGCGCCGCTGTTGTGG